GGATTTAAAGCATCATCTACTCGTACAACCTCTGCCACAGCACCTGAATTACCACCAGTAACCTGATCACCTTCTACGAAGGCAGCACCACTTGTTAACTGAATAGAACTGATAGGATCTCTATATGGAGATATGCTAACAATCTTAGCAGCAATATTTGATGCTGAAGAGTATATAAAGTCATTTAAGAGAATATTATAAACACCAGTCTCAAATTCAGCAGTACCAGATGTCTTAGATAGAACTAATGAAGAATCAATGTTACCATCAAGATCTAAGTTAGTTTCTTCGATCTTAGCAGTCTCTGCTGTTAATGAAACCTTAGTAACTGTTTCTGCAAACTCAAAGATTGTATCTTGGTTGATAGGTGCAAAACTACCGATCAATGCACTAAATCCAGTTCTATTTACATCAATACGTTCATTGTTTTGGAAAGGACCACCAGTGATGTCAATAACGTCAATACTGGTTGCACCTGTAGCAACAACTCTAGCACTAGCATTAGAAGTGAATCCAGAAACAAAATCACCGATAGATGGGAATATACCACCAATAGTGTTTAGATTCAGTTTAGTAATCTGTAATATCTGTATATCTACGTTTCTATAAACAACCTTGGAATCTGGTCTTGGTGGTTCAGCAAATACGATTTGATTACCAACAATTTGATATGCAGTACCAGGTGACTGGATAACACCGTTTAAGGTGACCAACATCTGATTCTCTTTAATAATAACCTGATCACCTTCTACAGTAAGGTTAAATGCCTTAGTAGAACCATCAAACTGACTTGAGATATTATCTAACTTCTTAACGATAGATGTTAAGATTTCCTCAGAGTTTGTTAGTCTTTTCTTTCTGAATAGAACTTCAGAGTTGTTAAATGTAGAATAGATTGGTTGTGCAGCACCAAATGATGTAATCTGGTTGACATTCGTATACTCATTAATATTAACCTGTTTAGTAAACTCAGTACCAATCTTACGTCCAGAAACGTCCTTACCACCAGTCAGTTCTAACTGACCAAACATATTAAATCCTGCAGGGTGGTTATTCTCTAATACCTGCTTCTTCCAACGGTTAATTGGAATTTGTGACTTAATAACATATGAGAAGTTCTGATAGAAGTAAGAGTCCTGAATCTTCTGTACAATCTCTGATGGTTTACCAACGTCATCAATAAATCTACCAGATGTTCTAGTAAGAGCATCAATGTTTAGAATACCTTTAGCGATCTGTACGTTATCAATAATACCAGATGCACGAGATATAACACCCTGAACCTTACCACCTGCAACGAAGTCACCTGTAGGATTAACAACCTTAAGAATCTTAGGACCTATCTGCCATCCATCGTTAGTAGAAACTGTACCGAAAGCATTTGCTAATTCGAAAGACTCACCTTGGAATACTTGCTCAGATGCTAAGAATCTAGAAGTCTCAACAACAGCACTAGCAGTACCACCAAATACTTGAGTAAGAAGAACCTGTCTACCTTCACCTTGTGTTAGGAATGTAATAAAGTTACCAGACGCTGAATCAGCAGGTGTCAAAGCAAAACGTAACTGATCAGATTCTAGAGAGTTTGCATCACCTGCAATAGCATAGTATGTCTGAGTGGAAGATAGTGATGTCAAACCAACTGAACTTGGTTTTGGTAGTTCACCGACTGTAGTACCAATATCTTCTGCTCTAAACTGTACCTCAGCACCAGTTGTGATACCGTGTGGGAAGTTAAACTGTAAGTAGTTAAGGTCTAAGTTAACAACGTATGTAAATTCTGATTTTAGAAGAACAGTTGGTTCTGAACTGTATCCTGAACCTGGATCTTTAACAATAATTTCAGATAGCCTGTTGTTCTTAACAATTGCTTCTGCATCAGCACCAGTTCCACCACCACCAGAGATAACAACTACAGGAGAAGATGTATAGCCAGCACCTGGATTAGTTATCTTGATCTGTGAAAGTATTGAGGTGTTAAAGAGTTGTAAGTTAACTGGGAATGCAATCTCAGGACGTAGAGTATAGTCATGAGAGTAACCATAACCAAATTCATTGTTCTTAAGAGTTTTGATCTTACCAATCTGTGTACCAGTTAAGAATACAGAAGCACCTGTACCTTCAGCAGGTATAACAACAGTTAGTTCTGCACCAGAACCAGATAGAGTCTGTCCTAAAATTCCTGGTATAGCATCTACATCAACAGAACCTGTAGTATAACCTGAACCTGGATCAATAAGAGCAACTTGGGTAATAGTACCAGAATCAGTTTCTTGATCTATTTCTACTGTAATGTTTAATAGACCACCTTCTCCATCACCTATAATAGGAACCTGTGTATATACGCCAGCTGCATATTCAGTACCACCGTTAGCAATAACAATTCTTTCGATCTTACGATTAGAAGCAATGTCAGAAACGATCGGTAATTTTTTGTAGAATCCACCTGCTGATATCAACTTAATAGTATTGATAGGACCAATTGCTTTAGTAGACGTTGTAGAATAGAAAGAGTTAGGTCTATCTTGATCATCCTCACCAATCTCAGCACTATTAAATTCTGGTTCTTGATCTAATGGGAATCTGAACTCAGTATCACTAATAACATTTGAGATAGTAAATGTACCATCATAAGGTGTCTTGATAACATCAATAAAGGAGTTAGCACCAACTGGAGAATTGGTAGAAAGTGTTCTACTAGGATCGAAGTAGTATGTGATATTAGTTACTTCACCACCAACTGTAAACTTAACTGTAGGAGTTTCAGTTGTAGATGATTGACCAGGTGTTCCAGATCTCTCAATAACGTTAAATGAGTATTCTAGTTTAAACTGGTTATCTTGAGAGAATGATAAGAAATATCCTTGGTTAGAAGCATCACTCAAGTCAAAGATGTATGAATGATTCCTTACTAGTAATAATGTTGGGTGCTTAGAAGATATCTTAACATTAGCAATAGCATTGTTATCAAATGTAGGATCAGAAACAGCATTTGCTCTCATCCTATAAGTATAGTCTCTAGAAGAGAAGATTTCCTCTACGAAGAATGATCCATCAAACTGAGTTCCTTGGAATCCAGTAACAAATAGGATATCTCCTGCAGTGAATCTATGTGCAATGAGTGCAGAGCAGTATATAAGATCAGTTCTTGTTTCAGCAGTTCTAACAATATCTTTGTCAAGTCTAACAGTTAATTCTAGTTTCTTAACAGTTGTAACTCCATTGATATCAGCGATTTTGGGGTTATCTGTGTTTGGCCCTGCGGTAACACTACCACCAAGCGAAATTACATCACCGACAATGAAATCAGACTCAGGATATACCTCAAGAATCTTAACTGCATAATCACCAGGATCATAGGGTCTGAACCTAGCATAACTTGATAATGGATCATATGTAGATTGCCATTCCCATGTTACTGTACCATCAGTTGCAGTACCAGTAGTGTGAGTAGGAGCAACACTACTTGTTACACCTGCAACAGTACATTTGTACTTCTGTCTAGCAAAGTAAACTAAATCATTGACAGAGAAGGATCTGTTAGCAGTCCAAAGTGTCTCTGTAGGTGTTGGCCAAGGATGCTCAGACAAGTCAACCTGTATAGCACCTGCAGCACTAATATACTGCCACGTTACAGCACCGTCAGTTACAATACCAATATTATGTGTAGGTGGTGTAGAACCAGATGTAGCAGTGTTAGTTGCTTTGTATATCTTACCTGCATTATAAACCTGTGTATCAGTAGTATATGCTTTACTTGCTACCCACTGATCTTGCAATCTTGGTTGCTCAAATACTACTCCATCAATTGTATTCTCTTCACCTGTATCATTCTGATATAGATCAGTTGTATCATTATTAAAGTTACCATAGATCTTACCAACCTTATACTTGTTACCAAGACCAGGATTGTCTAATGTACCAGTTGGAACCTCAACGATAGTACCATATGCCTGAACAATACCCTGTGCATTCTTTTGCTGTATTAAAGTTCCCTTAGTGAACTTAACTGCTTGGTTAAATGTAAATTCTTTAACTAGGTCAATCTTCTGATATCCTGCATCTCTAATGTAGAACTTCGCCATTGGAACAGCAGTAACCTTGACTTTTCTACCAAGTGGAGATGGTATAGTAGAAGTCTTAGATGCATACTGATGAATTGCACTAGTAAATGAGTAAGTACCTGGTGTTAACTGAGAGGAAACATCAGAGTAATCAAGAATCTGTAAACCAGATGCACCTACATTCCATGTAGTAATGACTGGATTAGAAAGAGTATTGACATTAATAGCAGTAGTTTCTGTAAATGATAATGCCTTAGTATGTGTTGTTTCACTGAATGCAGTATATGCACCTCTCTTATCATGCTGTCTATCAAACTTAATAAGGTTAACTTTAGAATCATTAGAAGTAATTCTGTATCTCTCTGTAGCAACAGTGAATGATGCACCAGTATATACAGTGTTTGGATCGATAACTAGGTCATCAATACTACCTAAGAAACAGTTTGCTGTAGCAGGAGTTGTCTTATTAGCACCAACATAAAGATCATTAAGACCAATATTAGTAGTTACAGTAGCAGTACAAACTTGTATACCATCAAAGTATACAGAGTATGAGTAAGAACCAAGTGTAGGTTCGTCTTTAACAACTGCCCAATGATGCCATGCTGCATCTTGTAGAGTAGTCCAGTATGTAGAACCAACAGAAGCAGTTGTAGATCCACCACCACCCTGAGGTGCAATAGTCATCTCAATCTTACCTAAGTTACCACTAGATGCATTACCATCAACAGTAACGATAAGACTATTACCAGTTGCATCGTCAATAGTGAACATCTCAACCTTAGGGTTGTTAGATGCATGAGATGCAGTCAATAGTGACCATACTTCAGTAGTCCATTTACCTGTAAGACCTGCACCTGCTGCCTTCATGTTAGTAGGACCACCAGAGAACTTAACTGATCCTGCACCAAACTTATATTCTGATGTATTATGTGCTGCATTAGCAGGTGTGGAGAAGGTTGTAGTTACAAGTGCTTGCTTTGTGCTATCCTCATCTAAATCATTTTCATTCTCGAAACGAGCAACATATGTTTGTACAGGAAGTTGCTTATTACTTGTTAATATGACATCACCAGAGTTATCAACTTGGTGAGTTCTAGTTATCATACCAATATCATTGGTATCTGCAATATTAGTAGACTTTAATAGAGTTCCATCATACTTAAAGTTCATAACAACCGCTTGACGGTCATTATCTGCATACTTAAGGTCAGCAACGATACTAACGTTGCCAAATACATCCATGTTAATTCCTGCATGGTTGATTGACTCGAAAGTACCACTAGGAGCAATAATCTTAGAATATGTGTATGTTGGAGTAGATGGGTTAGTGGAAAGTTGATCTAAAGGTATCTTAAAGAATGCTATACCATAGTTCTTAGTTCCATTAAACATATCACAGATAAAGAACAAATCATCCCATTCATCAAGAACAAAACGAGGACGTTGTACATTACCACCAGAAACAGCAAGTCTCTTAGTAAATGTTAATTCTATGTTTGCACCATCATATGACATCTCACCAAAGATAATATCTTGATTATCAGAATCAATACCAGTAAATAGAAGTTTATTGTTACCAATGAAATGTAATTGGGTCATTTCTTCCCCTTCAGCGTCAGAAGCAAATTTACGCTTCTCAACAACGTCACCTAGGTTATTAAGTTGCATAACCCAGATATCATTAGGATCTGGAGAGTTAGTATCAGTCCAACCACAAATATAGACTCTTTGCTCATCATCTAGATGAATATCACCCGCATAGTCTCTTCTAGCGGATCCAGAGACACCAGCTATCTCTTTTTGCCATCTAACGATTCCTTCAGGTGCATTAGCGTTATCATAACCAGATTCGTACTTAGCAACTAAAATATCGGGATTATAAGTCGCAGTTGTCTGAGATTCGGTTTCACCGATGATATAGATCAAATGATTCTCTTCAGAAGTCTGATCTAGGTACATTGACTTCCAACGTGCCTTTTTATTGGTAGTAACTGAAATAAGTGTTCTATCCCAGACTAAAACACCCAAATCAGTAAATTTAGCAAGGAATGCAGAAGTATCACCATTAACTTGAGTTAATTCACCACAAATGTAAATATGGCGGTCTGTTGCAACTTTAGAATCGATAATGTTGATTTTATCGGTATCTTCGTAATATTCAGATAACCAGTAGTAAGTTTTCTTGTATTGTTGTGGATGAGAGACTCTAATCTGTGGAGGGTTAGCAGTATCGTATCCAAAACCACTATTAACGATATTAACGTTTCCAACCTTACCAGTTGTCTCATCTAGGACAATATTAAAGGCAACGTCTTGTCCAGTGGTTGTAATGATCTCATATGTTGGTGGAATCTGTGTATTATAACCAATACCAGTTTGTGTCACTGTAATAGTCTCAATACCAGTAACAACTGAAGTATAATAACGTTTATTAGTGTTATCAGTAATAACCTTGGAATTTACGATTATTTGGTCTTGTGCAATCAGATCATGTGCAGTTGCAGTGGTTATTTTACCATGTGGGACATCATTAATGATTTCCTTTGTATATGCACTTATTGTTCGGCCCTGGACGGACTCAATAATGGCAGAAGCCCCGAACCCGTCTGTTCCTGTGTTATCAAAGAATAAAGTGTCATTTACCTGATAAGATACACCTGCATTCTCTACAACGAATCCATCTATCTGTGCAGACTCAAATTTAGTCGTTGTATCAACTTCGATATCAACTCTTGACTCAGCTGATACTCTAGGGAAGTAATCATAGATCTGTAGTGCTGCTTCTTCAGTTATTGCTTGTAATGTTGCTATTTCAGCAGGAGATATAATTGCATCACCATCTATATCTTCTATTTCGAATATTAGAAGATCTCCTTCTTTCTCAGTTACAAATGAATCTGATTCTTGGTTAGGTTGACGATCAATGTCAATATCAACGTTAACGTATGGATCTCTGAAACGTGCAACGTCTTGTGGGATGTTTTCTTGTACAGCATTAAGTGAAAGGTTCCAAGTATCAACAACTGAGTTAAAACTTGATCCGATGATGTATGGGAAGACAGGTAGACCTGCATCTGACTCATCAATGGTTATAAAGTATGCATATGTACCTGCAGGGTAATCTGGGGTCTTACAGAAACGTCCATTGTACTGATCTAGGTCACCTAGTTGGAATGTATAGGTATAGTCATTAACAAAGTATCCTGCAGGGTAATTTGCTAATAAAGGACCATCTATTCTAGCAGGAGTTGGGTTTGTATCTTCATCAAAAATAAGTTCTGTCTTAATTTTATAAGAAGAACGCATTCTTCTAATACCACTGTTCTGATCAGTAGGATCGATGTATGCATAAGGACCATAGATTGGGTTACCATCAAATGCCCATCCAATGATAGGAGAATGGTCTATATTAGAAGGAACTTCTTGGAAACGATTAGTTTCTGGGTTTAGGAATACATTATCACCAATTACATAACGTAGTTCTTTAGGATCTGAAACGTGAGCATATTCTCCACCATACTGGTTATTAAATCCAGTAAATACATATCCTCTTGCTATGTCATACCTTTTCTTAAGAGATCCGTCAGCATTAGTTGCTGTGGGGTTAGCAGGATCAGGATCTAATTGATATTCTACGTTTTTGTTCCACTGGAAGACATCAGCAGTAAATGTTGCTAATTGACCAACTGCTTCCATTCTAACATTGGTCATTCCCTGTGTATATCCAACACCTCTGTTTGTAATTGATACTGAGATAACTTTACCCTTATCTTCACCTAATGTACCAATAACTGCAGTTGCAGTAGCACCAAATCCATCACCATTGATATAAACAGTAGGTGCTGATGTATATGCTGAACCAGAGTTAATAATAGCAATAGATACGATTCTACCGTTGATAACGATTGGTTGTGCTAATGCACCTTCTCCAGAATTGAGTTTTATGGTCGGTGTAGACGTATAACCACTTCCTGTGCTACTTAGTGTAACTGCACTGATTACACCTCGTACAGAGGCAGTAGCAGTAGCACCTGCACCATTTCCACCAGTGATTGATATTGTAGGTTGTGATGTATATCCAGTTCCTGCGTTTTCTACTAGAATTCTTGTTACTCTACCGTTCGTAACAACTGCTTGTGCAGTTGCACCCTGTCCACCACCACCAACGATAGAAATTAGAGGTTGAGATGTATATCCAGTACCTTCAGTTAAAACTTCTACATTACTTAATGAACCATTAACAGTAACAGTCGCTGCAGCACCTGTACCGCCACCACCAGTGATTTCTAGAGCTGGTTTTGATCCTGCATCATAATCTATACCTGAATTGGTAATATTGATAGCAGTAAGAGGACCAAAGGTGACAAATTCGGAAGATTTGTAAGACCAAGCAGAAACACCGTTAACCCAAGCACCAATTGGGTTGTTAGCACCAATTGCTGTTCTTGTAGAAATAGTTTCTACTGTTCTAGGGAATCTAAGTAGTTTTCTTTGGTTTCCTGGTATAATAGCAGAACCTTGGAAAGGACCTATCTTATAGTTGGGCAATCCAGACGCTGCAACATAAACATAGTCTTGATTAAAGAAAGCATTCTGTATATTAGAAGTAAACAGTGAAACTACTTCATTAATAGTGGATGTTTGTGACTTACCTCTGTTTAAGTCAACAGAAAGTAAGATATTACCCTGTGGAATGATATCCATTGGGGTAGGTATATTATAAGAGAAGGTAAAGTCGTTTAGACGAGATGTAACCTCAAATGTACCATTGTAAACAGCAGGGTTAGCACCATAGATGGTAACTTGGTCTTCTACAAGCAAACCATGAGCATTAGAACAAACAACAGTTGCAGTTTGGTTGTTTATACCACCTGGTGTGATACTAGTAACACTAATTAACTTCTTAACGTTATATAACCATGATTGTAGTCTCTCATCAATGTCAGTTGATCCTAAAGCAGCAACATTTAACTTGTCACCAGGTAGATAGTAAGAACCACTGTCTTCTAGGACTGTAGTACCCGCTTCAGCAATACCTAAGACTCTTAATTTGACTTCGTTAGCTAATCCTTGGTTTACATAGACAAATATGTCTGAATAAACTAATGTGCCAGGATCCCAGTCTTCTACTACACCATTTTTAGACCTAGTACACTCAATGAACTGGTTAAGTGACTTATCTTTATACTGTACAGTCTCTTGATCGTTAATTATGATAGTTCCGTTCTTTTCTGGCCATCCAATAGTGGAGTCAACAGTTATTATGTTACCAGTTGTTGATAAAGGTTCTACAAGACTTGTTTTATAAGGAATCTTAAAGGTACCTGTTAAAGTTTCTTCAGATATTGCTAATTCGTAGATTACGTCAGTTCCTTCTATAATAGAAATGACGTTTTCGATCAATACAGTAGCATCTTTAATATTTTGGTCAACCTCATCAGCATTCTGGACTAACTGAGCATTCGATAAGTTTATAGGGTCACCTGAAATTAACTCAGCACGTAAAATAGTGTCAACTACCCAAGAAGCATCAGATGGTTTGATTAGTTCGTCTCTAGGATAGAATATATCAACTTCTTCACCAAATAATATCTTAAAGAGATATTGTGCAGCAGTCTTCGTACCTTTAGACGCATAGAAGTCCTTAATTGTCTTAATAACCTGAATCGGGTTGACTTGAGTATAGTCAATGTTGATTGTAGGCATGTATTGACGACGGAACTTGTCAAATACCTGTGTGATGATCTTTGCATCAAGGTTATGTACAACAGCACCAGTAGTATGGTTACTTTGCCTTAGTTGTGACTCTTTTGCATATATTTGATTACCGAACTTATCAAATTCTACAATTTCAGATACACCCCTAGCACATCCCTTTAATGAAGATGGTTGATACTCTCTACCAGATGATAAAATGGTAAAACCAGTAACTTCCCCAAATCCAACGTCGCAAGATGACTGTGCTGACAAGGGTTCTGCGATGTATACTCTAGGTGGATTTGCAGTATCATATCCAGTACCAAATGATATGATATTGATATCTGTGATCTCACCGTTAAAGATAGTTGCTGCTGCTTCTGCACCAGTACCACCAATTGACTCTCCTAGAGGTCCTTTACGATCATCTACAATATAAACAGATGGAGCATCAGTATATCCCTTTCCACCAGTTAATAAGTTAACATTAGTAACAGAACCGTTTGCAACGGTAACATCTAGAACTTGAGCACCAATAGGTTGCACAACTCTTGCTCTAGGGGCAGAAGTATATCCTCTACCTCTGTTAGTAATAGTAACAGCGACTATTTCACCATCAGGTGATACAGTACACTCAGCAACAGCATCAACTCCGTCAGTAGGAGCAGCGTCAATATAGATTGTAGGTGGGTTGCTGTAACCTATACCACCATCAGTAATAGTAATAGTACCTGCATTTAATCTACCCTCCGAGTCAATCGTTGGATCAGTAATGATAGCACCAGATGGGTTTACAAAACTTATTGCAGGAATGAAGTCATAACCAGATCCAGAGTTAGTGATCTGAATAGAGCTAACTTGACCTGTTGTATCATCAACTGTGATGGATGCCTTAGCACCACTACCATTTACCTGATCAGTAGGTGGTGTTATTAATACTTTAGGTGGGTTGTATGCTGTGTATCCTTGTCCACCGTTAATTAGCTGTATATTTTTAATTCCTGCAACTAATGTTCGTGCAGCCGAACCACGCCCTGTTCCAGTACTTGATGTAATAGAAACTTTAGGTGCAAAGTTTAGTTCATATTGCTTACCACCATTTTTTACCTGAATTGCTTCGATTTCTCCATTCAGTCCAACACGAGTAACCGCTTTTGCACCAGTACCAACAGAAGGTGACACATATTCGATAGAACGAATGTGAAATATATCGTTTGGAGCGATATTTACAAAATACTTGATCTGTGTGTTGTTATCAGTCAACACATAGTCGATATATGGTGATAGTAGAAGACCATTACGGTTGATAATCAAACCAATCTCTGAAATTGGTGAATATGCTAGATTATCATAACCAAGAGTCATAGAATCTTGACCTGCAAGTCCTGCAGGAGCAGGGAAGACTAATTCTTTGATTACAGAGTCGGCAAAACCAATGTAATAGAGGATTCTAGTAGAACCAACTATATCAGTACCTATTCTAGCTCTAGGAGCAACAGTATAAGTTATATTAGTACCACTAATCGTATAATCCACATTAGGGATCATACTTTGATTGTAAACTATAACTGCTAAGTGCTCTGCTGAGACTGGTGAGACTGGAGTACCTAGAAACTTAAGTGGGAAGGTTGTAGTGACCCCATCAAAGTCTAAAAATGGACTTTCTAGTTCTTGTCTCTTCTTATTAAATTCTTCTAGTGATAAACCTGGTGTTAGGATAGCATCAGGACCACGAACTGTCTCTTCGTAGTAAATTACTTCGTTATCGATCATTACAGATCCATCACGATCCATAAATCCATCAATTGACTCAACTTCTATAAGTGAGTTTGCTGTATCAACGTCTTTTATTAATTCAGTAGAAGACGCTAAGACTTTTTGATCATATGCATCAATATCCAAGTAAGTTAGGATATTGTTTAATAGATCATAAGGACGACCTGTCTTTTCCTGTGATTTATAATACTCAAACAGAAACGAGACAAACTGCTCGTCTTCTTGCTTGATAAAATCAGGTAATTGACCTTCGACTCTATCGGATATATTTACAGAACTAATAGTTTGCATTCGTTAGAAACAGGAATCGACTTCTGGGTATGTAAACGCATCAATCGGGTAACTGATGATATTTATTGGGGTTCCACCATAGTTCCATCCACCAAAGTTGTTGGGATCAAAACTTGGGACTGTGGTAGGGTTTGTTACATAATCAATTGGGTACACTTCAGGGTTAAAGATTGTAGGATCAACGCCTGGTGGTATAGTGATAGAATCGCTGTCAGGATAGACTACGACAGGGATTCTGGTTGTTCCATCGGATGTATCAGCAACATCTAAAGGTCCTACACAAACAACACCGTTTGTGTAATCAACAGTTCCGATAGAACTGTTTAGAGTTACCTCTTTTTCGTTACGTGTAGTTACTAAGAGTAAATTACCCTTACCATCATCTCTAATGTTAACAGGTACTAACACTTCAGTGGTTCTATTTCCAGAAGCATATACAGCATCGGAAGCATCTGATGCTGCACCACTTGCTGTTCCACCACCTGCAGTAGACCCATCCGCTAAGAGGTCTGCAAGGTTCTCTGTGTACCCTGTGGCATAGAACTTACCAGATTTAACTGATGAATACTTAGGAGGGCATGTACTGTCTCCTGCATCGTTTCCACCAAGGTCACTAGGGTTAGTGATTGGGTTACCAAAGTCTAGACATTGAGTAAATACGTTCCCTAACGTAAACTGATCTAGATTCTGTCCCATTGTTATCTGGGTACTAGTTCCAGATATCGCATCATCTGATGCATCAACCATTGAGTTAAACCTTGACTTCTCTAATCTACTACCAAATCTGTTCTCACGGTTTTGTCCATTATATTGATCAATTGATTTAAGAATTTCAGTACCTAGTTCGTTTGCTGATCTAGTAGTATTGTTACCATTATAGAAAGGGTAAACTTTAGGAGTAATATAAAAGATTGTTGGGTCAACGATTACTGGTTCGATAGATGCCATCGAATATTTCAGCAACTGGTTCTTAATACGTGTCTTTGTAGTGGTATTAAGGTTAACACCTGATTTTGATCTAACAGCAATGTATACTTTACCGTATACAGGAGGACTTAACTTCTCTCCACCATATGCAGTAACTGCTGCTGCTTGAGGATATAGGTCAGAGACGATATAAGCGTAGTCGTCTTCTGTAACCGCCCTAGATTGGGTCGAGAACTGCCTTGGAGCACGGAATTTGATACCTAGTGCCGATTCTCTGTCTGTACCGTCTTGACTACCGTCTATAGTCGCTAGAGACATGCTAGAAGGAGGTATAGGACGATTAGTAGAGTCTACTGCACGACCAATGAATGAAAACTTGGTACATCCGTTTGCTTCTGTACCTGCAGTCGTCACATATTGCAGCATTACAAATTCATTATCGATTAATTTACGTCCTAGAACTCCATCACCGAAAATTACCTTATATCTAAGGTCTTCAGTCTCTTCTAAGAAGTAATTTCTAGATGTAGCAGTCATATCTACTACGTTAGATGATATTGAGTACTGGTCAATCTCTACAGACTGCTCTGATGGTTTTACAGAGACAGTTAGTAGTTCAGTATCAACAGATTCTGATGGAATTACAAATTCTTGCTTTCTAGTATCATCAACAGTGTAATTAAAGGTTAATAAGTTACCTTGATAAATTATAACCTGAGCAAAGTTGGCAATTCCAGTATTCTGATCAACTGCTACAGTAGTATCTTGCATCAAGCAGTAAGTGTATGTGTCATTCGTGTTTTTAGACACAAATACATCACCCTTCTTAATAGTAACAGTATCAGGGTAGGTTTGACCCCCTGCAATCAGTGCAGTCTGCACTGCCATCCTCACACATGCCTTAGATGCCTTAATTGATCTTGGTGTATATCCTAACTGCTTCGCTACTCTTACGATATTATCTCTTACGGTCGCTGATTCCAAGAATGCCTCGTTCATAGACATGTTGGCATTAAATGATGTGTAATACGTGTTGTAAGCAAGTATATCAATCATGTAGGATGCAGCAGATCCCTCGAAGTCGTAGTCAGTGAACTCATCACGAGTTCTTAGGTACGACTTTATAGACTCCTTGATCTCAAAGAAGTCCAGTGACGTTAATTCTGATGGTGTGGCTGGCATTTACGTTCTCTCTAACAGGAATTCCACAGTTTGACTCTGTTGTTGTCCGATAATTGTATATCGAATACCTATATCAATCGAGTTTTCGTCGATTCCCTCTCGAACGTTCACCGCATCCACTTCGACTCTTGGTTCTAGTCTTTGGATAGTATTATAAATTTCGTCTCTAAGGTCTTCAGCAAGGAAAACATCAAAAGGTTCGAACAACAACCCAGTTACCCTAGATCCAATATCATATTGATATGGTCTTTCACCAAATTGAGTTAAAACTAAATTACGAACAGACTGCTTTATGGCATTCTCATTTCTCACAGCACTAAAATCTTTAGTATTAGGATTTGCCTTTAAGGAAATTGCTAAGTCCTTAAACCCTCTACTAAAAAACTTCTCAGATCTAAATCTATAAGCTGGCACTAGTGCTTTTACTGTAACAATAGTTATTTAGACGAGTTTTAAGAAAAACTAATATGTGCCTCTATAAAGCCATTCAGTTCCCCCATCAAGATCATCATCAGTTATAACTAACTCCCCTTCATCCTCTGGAAAATCATAAGGACCATTAAGTTTTACTCGGAGTTCTCTCTCGTCTAAGACTTCGTTAATGAGTTGTTTAAGTTCTTCTTTAAATGCATCTGATAACAAATTCATCTTATTTACCTTCATAGGTGGAATAGCATCTCTCTGTGCTTGTATGTCGGAGGTTGTTCCACCTCCTGCTGACATCGCTTGAGTATCCATTACTTACCCTGACCTCTATATTTCTTCTTTGCATGGTTGCGAGATGTCGCAGAATACTTTGTATTCATGCTACTACCTTGTTTTGTCTTCTTCCTATTCTTCTCAACATAGATTGATGCTCCCCATGAGCCTTCTTTGGTTCTAACTGCCATAGTAATTAATTAGTTATTATGATGATAGCACATTTGGTGACCCATATGCAACCACTGATGAACATGGCCAAGAGAAACCAGGAAACCCGATACCTAATGGATCATATATTCTACCGATTGGTAGTTTGGTTACAAATACCGTCTTACTCTGTGCAATGAGTATACGGGTATGTCCGACTCCCCCGTCTTCGATCGTTAATACCGAACATGGATACGGAGTTGGTTTTGGACACACGGATTTACCACACGGACACATGTGTATTACAATGTTCGTGCATGGCGACGGATGATTTATAAACCTATCACCGAACGTCATGGTCGGTAAGAAGTTTGTAAGCACTGTTGCCTTTAGTGGATTCAGAGGACCGAAAGGTATAAGTGCTAGTGGTGGCCACCAACAAGTATACTGTTTGATCTTGATAGGATACATTGGTGGAGGACCAGCACATCCCATGACACAATGAACCGTAGACGGAATGCATATGCCATGTCCGCTACAAGGTAAACCTGTAATAGGTGCTACTGGTAATAGGAAACCGTATGCCATCTAATCCGTTGTGTAATGACTGTCGGGAATTTTATACTCTTCGTCATATTCCTCCCTATCCGAATCCGTAGGGTCGAAAGAAGGTGCTGCAACCCGCTTTGAGTTATCTATTAGAGTACCAGGATTAGTAATACTAGTCATGGTTCCGAATACTAGATCGCATTCACTGAAATATGGGTTACCGAAGTTACGGACTGCATCACCATAAGTGAGTGTCGATCCTGTATTATAGTTTAATACTGACATTGTACCATTAAACGGTCCAAGGAGCAACTCAAACTCACTACACAACTTAGGGTTAACTGCTATCGCTGCGTCAGATACAAAGTCAAGTGCTAGTTGCCCTCCAGTACAAGGAGGATTGGCAATATACCCAACTCCCCAGTATCCCGTAGATGCAGTTTTATTAGTACCTGGATTTGCAGGGTTATATCCGCAATACACATCTAAGCATCCATTAGTATTACTAGAATGACGGAGATAGGTGTCCCAACACTCATTAGGAGGTACTCCACCTACGGGCATGGCTACTTGTATATTCGTATAGTTCCAATATCGTACATCAAGTTCCTGCCCAGTCTCAGGATCTTCCTCATGAGCAATCCAACCAACTTGCGTATTGGGATTATGGGAAGATAAATTGTCACCTAACCAAGTTTTAAACTGTTCATACTCCGAAAACCCTCCTCTGTTATAATCATAGGTGTTTTCATCACTACCAACAGGCACAAATACAATATCAGACGCATTACTTGGGTCACGATAGCATCTACCCTCAATATCACCTCGTTTACATGGCCAACATTTGCTATTTCCACCTGGTCCTGAGTCTCTAGTCCATGTTAAATTAGGTTCTGGCAGATTTCTTAGGAAGTTCATGAAATCTTGCCCCTGAGGACCTGTTGTATGCCCCTCTAATGCCATCGAAACCTTAAAACTAGCTCTCTCTGCACTTGATGCACAATATTTGTACACCATATACCCATATGCCTTCTGTTTCTTCTCTTCATCCAACTCAGTATAGGGGCATGGTATCTCAAAAAAGCGTGTAGCGGTGTATAACTTAGGTTGAGGTAGATTTATACAGCTCTGTTTGTTGTTCCAACCCCATAGATCACTAAAGTCACCACTCTTTTTGTCAGTTTGACGTACTCCACCAAGCATATCGGGGTATTGGTTGGTCATCATCTCTTTAAATGAATCAGAATACTTAGTCGGACCTCTTACATCCTCTGCAGTGAACAATGCGTCTTCGAAAATACCAGGAATCTCGATGTTTATGCAACTTGCGGGGAAGTTTGAGCATAAGTTAGTGTGCTCATCGTCAATTTCCTTAATTCTGAGGTAACCAGTAGGGTACTTTGTGGTAAATCCGTTCATCATAGTGTTAAATCCACCTATGATACCGTCATC